TCGCAGGTTGGTGCTGTGGGTGTTCGCAACGTGGTCTCGCGCCACTTGCACGTTCTCTCGGACTTCGACCATGGCGTTCGCCTGGCGCCGCATCATCTCGATGAGGACGCCGACGACGGCGACACAGATGGTGCCGCCCGTCGAGACGAGCGCAACTTGCACACTGGGTTCCATGGCCAGAGGGGTCACGAGAGCTTGGCCTCCAGGCGGGCCAGGCGCGCTTCGAGATCTTCGATCTGCTTGGCCTGGCGCTGGACGACGGGAAGCAGGGCGACGCCGAGGAGGTCGTAGCGCAGGGCATCGACCTCGCCGTCCATGTACTGGACGATCCAGTTGAGCCCGAGGTCGTGGGCCTCGTCAGCGATCAGGCCGACCTCGCCCTTGCGGCCCGGACGGAGCTTGCCGGTCTCCTCGTCGACCTGGTCCTTGCGGTCGTAGATGACCGGCCGCATCTTCAGCACGGTGTCCGGGTCGATCTCGAAGTCCTGGATGTTCTCCTTGAACTTCCGCGCCGAGGTGTTCCGGCAGAACGTGCCCGAGCCCTCGACCCACACTGCGTACCAGGTGCCGTCCGTCGCCGTGTTGGAGTACGGCTTCTTCGAACCGTTCGCCCAGGAGATCGTGTCGCCGGACTCCAGGTAGCTGGAGTGCGAGTGCGAGCTCGGGGCGAACGTCGTCGGCTTCGAGGTGATCGACGACCAGGTGTGCGAGTGAGTCGACGGCGTGAACGAGCTGGGCTTGTCACTGATGTCCGCCCACAGGTGGGAGTGCGCAGCCGGAGTGAACGTCGTCGGCTTGCCGGTGATGTCGGCGTACGCGTGAGCGTGCGTGGCCGGCGCGAACGTGGACGGCTTGTTGGTCAGCGTGTTCCAGTCGACCGACTGCGAGACGTTGCCCCACGCCGAGCCGTTCCAGAACTCCCACGTGGCAGTCGTGGTGTTGTAGCCGAGGCGGCCCGTACGCGGCGAGGCCGGCCGCGTGGCCGTGGTCCAGGCGCCCACCGTATTGCCGACGAACTGACGGTCACCCGTGACGGACGCGGCGGAGATCGAGGTGACGTTGGCGCCCACCGCGACGGTCGCGAGCGACAGCTCGTAGATACCCGTGTCGGTCTGGGTGAGAGCGGGCGGAGTCGACGAGCCGGCCGTGCCCGGCTTGACCACCAGGGTGATGGAGTTGGTGGCCGGGTCCAGCTTCAGGACCACACGGTCCACGCGGGCCGAGGTGTTGGACGCCGTGACCGTCAGCGGCTCGATCGCCGTCGAGTAGATCGCGTGACCGCGAACGATCGCGAAGCCGGAGTTGACCTTCACGGTCATGCCCGTGCCGTCCGCGTAGACAGACAGGCCGGTACCTCCGACGCTGTCCGCGACGCCAGTGGACTGGAACTCACGGAAGAGACGGGAGTAGTCCGTCTCGGTGACAGCCTGGCTGTCGAAGGGGTAAGACGTGATCGCCACTTGCGGGGCCTCCTTGGGTTACAGGACGAATGCGCCAGAGCAGCGGATCGTCTCGCCTACGTTCAGGCTGTACGTGTTCGTGGTTCGGATCGTGACCTCGCCGGACGACTCGACGTCACACTCGCCGTCCGCGTAGCCGGTGGAGTAGAGCGCCGTCACTGTGCGGGCCGGGCGATACCCGGCCGGAAGAGTGGCGATGACGGTGTCGGACAGGTTGTACGGGGCAGTCGTGCCCGCATCGAACTTGGTGGTGATGGCCAGGTCGAAGCCGAACGAACAGACTCCGCTGATCTTCCGGGCCTGGAAGTTGTTGACCGTGACGCCCGCGCCTGCGGTCAGGCCGGTCGTCACGACGGTCGGAGTCTCGGCCGGCGCGACCGGCGCGACCGGGGGCGGGTAGAGCGACGCTCCCACTTACACACTCCTTACGCGAGGGCAGCCCAGAAGCGGTTGGCACCGTTCTGGATGTTGGCGAGGGTCAGCGACGTGTACGAGGTGTTCTGGCCGGTCGCGTCGAGCACGCCGAACCGCTTGGTGTTGTTCAGGCCGAAGACGTTCGGGGGAGCCCCTGCACTGTTCTCGTACTGGAGGCACATCGGGCCGTCCGCAGGGGAGGTCGTGTAAACGAACCGCCAGACGACGTAGTACAGACCGGCCGGCAACGTCGTGCTGGTCACCGGCACGTAGGAGGTTCCGCCACCCACGCCGTGCTGCTCGGCCGGCTCGTTCGTGCCGGTGTAGATGGCGTCGTTGAACGCCACCCGAGTGCCGGCCGAGTTGTAGACCGCGGCCCAGGAGTTGGTCAGCAGGCCGCCCGCGTAGCCGGTGAAGTGCCACACGATCTTCGTGACGGTCTTCGGCTCGCGCAGGTACACGGCAGAGACTCGGGCACTCGTGGTGCCGGTGTAGGCGCCGGTCGAGATGCAGTCCATCGGGTCGGAGGTCCAGGCCACCAGACCCAGGTCTTCCGGCTGGAAGGTGTCCGGCCGAGGCTGTACCTGGAAGACCGAGCTGGCCACACCGCCAGTCGCAGACGAGCTCCGCTTCATGTACGGACGCCCGGCCTTCGAGAAGAAGTGGGCGCCGAGCGAAGAGGAGGCCGGGTCGGCGGCCTGGTCCACGACGCCGATGGCGCCACCCTCGACGGCGAGGCGAGCGCCGTTCATGGTGTTGACCGAGCCGATCGTCGTCGAGCCGGAGGCCCGGTCGGCGAAGAGGTGGTACGTCTTGTCGGCCTCGGCGTCGGTGTACGACTGGATGATGAAGTTCGAGCCGACGTCGGAGCCGGTCTCCGAGGCACCGGTCACGGCGAACGACCAGCGCTTCTTGTTCAGCTTGCGCAGGGCGACCGTGCCGTAGTTGGTGGCAGCCGATGCATTGATGATCATGAAGTCGTTGAAGGTCGGCGAGCCAGTGTTCTGCACGTAGTTCGTCAGGTCTTCCGCGTTGGTCGGTATGACCACCGTGCCGTCAGCCTGCCGGACCTTGAACTTGCCGCCCTCGGAGTACATGACCACACCCGCGGTCGGGTTCGTCGTCGGGATGGTGGTGGCATCGTCCATGCCGAGGACCGCGCCCGCGCCACCACCGAAGTCGGTCGACGTCGAGCCGAGCTGCATACCGCCAGCCGCGTACACCGCGCCCTGGCCGACGATGTTGCCGTTCGCCCCGATCCGAGCGGCCAGGCCGCCGGACGGGTTGCGCCACTCCATGATGTTGTTGGTGCCGTCACCCTGGAAGATGGCGCGCACGTTGGCCTGGTACGCCGGGTCGTTCGCCTTCAGGTAGTTCGTCGGCATCGGCCCTTCAGGGCCCTGCGGTCCGGCGGGTCCGGTGGGTCCGGCCGGCCCCGTCGCGCCGGTAGCGCCGGTCGCTCCGGTCGCTCCGGTCGCTCCGGCAGTACCTGTGTCGCCCTTCGGGCCCTTGAGGTTGCCGATCGACGTACCCCAGCCCGAGGTACTGCGCTGCCAGATGTCGCCCGTGTCGGTGCGGAGCAGCATGTCGCCCGGCTTGGTGTCCGTCGAGGCGGTCGAGGCGTTGTTGACGTACCACTTCGATCCGCCGACCGTGCTGCCCGTCTGCGTCCAGGCGCCGGACGTCTTCTTGTAGAAGGTCAGCGTCGTGCTCGTCACGCCCAGGAAGGTGCGCGTGTCGTCCTGGATGTACCAGTCGCCATCAGCGCCCTGGGGGGACGTCGGGGCCGCGGTGCCGGTGAGCACCTGGCTTCCTGCTGCACCTGCGAGACCCTGGGGGCCGGGCGCTCCAGTGAAGCCGGATACCGCCGACTCGGGGATTACGGAGAAGCCCATCAGGCGGTCACCTCCACTCCGCTGATGAAGTACGCGCACGTCGTCGTACTGCCCTGGACCTTGACCGTGTCGCCCGCGTCCATCACCTGAGAGATGTCGAGGGTGAAGATGCCGTTCGCAGGCAGGGGGGTGTTCGGGATGATCGACAGGCCGGCGAGCTGGATCAGGATGGTCGCTGCGCTGGTGCCGGAGTTGGTCACCACGAGGTTCGTCACGATCGTCGTCGTGCTCGTCGGCACGGTGTAGACGCTCGTCAGGGTCGTCGAGGTGTTACCTCTGGACAGGCGCTTCGGCGTGTTCGCCATCGGTTACCACACCCCCATGATGCTCAGAATCTGATCGGACGAAGAGGAGCCGCCACCCGTGGAGTTGGTCTCCAGGTTGGACAGGCGGGTCTCGGTGTTGGTCACGCGCTTGTTCAGCGCGGCACTGGCGTCGAAGCCGGTGGCGTCTCCGAGGAGAGCGCCGAGCTTGAAGCCCTCCCGGT